CCAGTGGAACAGAGGTAGTTTAGAACTGGAGAATGGGTCAAAAATTGTCGCCGCTTCTACAAGCGCCTCTGCAGTTCGTGGAGGATCATATAATATTATATTTTTGGACGAGTTTGCTTTCATTCCGAACCATATTGCTGATGACTTCTTTGCATCTGTTTATCCTACCATTTCTTCTGGACAGAGCACTAAAGTTATTATAGTCTCAACACCACGTGGTATGAATCACTTCTACCGCATGTGGCACGATGCTGAGCGCAATAAGAATGGATATGTACCTACAGACGTTCACTGGTCTGAAGTTCCTGGAAGAGACGATCATTGGAAAGAGCAAACAATTGCTAACACTTCCGAACAACAATTCAAAGTTGAGTTTGAATGCGAATTCTTAGGATCTGTCAATACACTTATCAATCCAGCAAAACTTCGAAATCTTGTATATGATGATCCAATTAAAAGAAACGCCGGATTAGATGTTTATGAAAATCCAAAAGAAGAACATAATTATCTAATGACCGTCGATGTTGCTCGTGGACTTGGAAATGACTACTCCGCATTTATTGTTTTTGATATAACTAATTTTCCATATAAAGTTGTAGCAAAATATAGAAACAATGAAATAAAACCAATGTTATTCCCAAGTATCATATATGAGGTCGCAAAAGGATACAATGATGCTTGGTTATTGATTGAAGTTAATGATATTGGAGATCAAGTATCTAATATTTTACACTTTGATTTGGAATATGATAATGTTCTTATGTGTGCAATGAAGGGTAGAGCAGGACAAATTGTAGGATCTGGTTTTAGTGGGAAAAAATCTCAACTTGGAGTGAGAATGACCGCTGCAGTTAAAAAACTAGGATGTTCTAATTTAAAGACTTTAATGGAGGATGACAAGTTATTAACAACAGACTATGATATTATATCAGAATTAACAACATTTGCCCAGAGGCACAATTCCTTTGAAGCAGAAGAAGGGTGTAATGATGATTTGGCAATGTGTCTTGTCATTTTTTCTTGGTTAGTTGCTCAACCATACTTTAAAGAAATGACGGATAATGATGTCCGTAAAAGAATTTATGAAGAGCAAAAAAATCAAATTGAACAAGATATGTCACCATTTGGATTTATTTCTGATGGATTAGACGATGTTATGGTTACTGTCGATCAAGAAACTGGAGATAGATGGATATTTGCTGGTCAAAAAAATGAAAATAATCCAATGGAAGTATGGAATGTTGATGAGTATGGTGATAGATCTTATATGTGGGACTACACGTGATGGACTTGAATGATCAGTTTGAAATAGAGCATCTATATTTAAATGAAAGAGTTTGTAGGGTTTGTAAAAAGAGAAAAAATTTAATTGATGATTTTTATAGGACTCGCAAAAAGCATGTTATGGCATCTTCATATTCATATGAATGTAAAGAATGCACAATAGAAAGAATACAACAATCAAGAAAGAAGTTATCTTCTAAAATAGAGTGGGAATATCCCGATTGGTGATCTGTTCATGCATCGTTTCCTCTCTGAAAATAACCTTTTTAATAAATAGTTTCAGAATAATTCTGGACTTGTAGGGGAAAAAAAATGCCGCTAAATTTAGCATCTCCTGGAATTGTAGTAAAAGAAATTGATTTAACTTTTGGAAGAGTAGTCCCTTCAGCAAATAAAATTGCAGGATTGGTCGCACCATTTGTTAAGGGACCTGTAGATGTTCCAACTATTGTAGATAATGAAAATGATTTACTTAACAATTTTGGAGACCCACAGACAATAGATAAGCATTACGAAAGTTGGTTAGTAGCTTCGTCATACTTATCATACGGTGGTACATTAAAAGTAGTAAGAGCAGACAACTCTGGACTAAGAAACGCTTTTGTAGGTACTGCATCTAGTATTAAAATCAAGAGTATTGAGCATTATAATGAACTTGGTTATGATGAAAATGCTCTCACTAATACAATCTTTTCTGCTAAGAATCCCGGATCTTGGGCAAATGGATTAAAGGTAGCAGTTATTGATGCAAGAGCTGATCAAATTTTAAGTGGTATCAATACGGCAAATATCCAAATTGGATATGGTGTTACTCAATCAGTAGTGGGTAGACCCAATCCAGGAGCAGGATCAACATCCACTCTTGATGGACATTTAAAAGGAATCGTAACAGAAATTGGACAACAATCTGTTTCTGTAAAAGTTTTAAGTCACGTATCTGGTATTGGTACGGAAACTAACGTAGATTATTTACAGTTAGGAACTTGGATTTTCTCTAATACTGGGACCGTTGCAATTCATACAAATGGACAGTCAACTTCATTTGGAACTACATCTTATACATCAGCATCTGATTGGTATAATTTACAAACGATTGGATTAACGACCAATACTTCACAATCTACTCCAACTTCCACAATTTCTTGGAATGCTCTTGGACCAAAACCAGGAACTTCAGCATATGCCGAAGCAAGAAATTCAAGATTTGATGAAATGCACGTAGTAGTTATTGATTCCTTAGGAACTTTAACTGGAAACGCAGGTACTATCGTAGAGAAGCACTTAAATCTTTCAAAAGCATCTGATGCACAATTCTCTGTTGGAAGTTCTTCGTATTGGAGAAAATATCTAGCAAATAGTGCTGCTTCAAATTATGTATTTGGATTAGGTGGTGCTGCAGCAGGAATTGTAACTACAGGATATGTTTCTGGATTCAATCTCGTTGCAAACGGTGGTTGGGATCAAGATGCTGACAATAAAGTTGTTTTCTCCTCAGTTGGTGCTATCACATATACTTTAACTGGAGGTACTGATTACGGCGGTAAGTCTGGTATAACAACTAGCGGCGCTCTTACAGCATCTCTTTCTGAATTGTCAGCAGGTTATGATAACTTCGAGTCTACTGAAAATCACCAAATTGATTTTCTTCTAATGGGATCTGCGGCATATGATATTGTTACTGCCCAATCACTAGCAAATAAATTGATTTCTGTGGCAGAACTAAGAAAGGATGCAGTTGCATTTATTTCGCCATATAGATCTTCATCTCTAACAGATACTTCAACTCAAACTGCCGTTACAGTTAATTCTGCAGAGAATACAACTAATAATATTATCAATTTCTACTCATCGGTGGCATCTTCATCATATGGAGTATTTGATAGTGGTTATAAGTACATGTATGACAGATTCTCTGATACTTTTAGATATGTTCCACTTAATGGTGATATTGCTGGTCTATGCGCTAGAACCGATATTAATAATTTCCCATGGTATTCACCAGCAGGAACTGCTAGAGGTTCTATCTTAAATGCTGTTAAGTTAGCGTACAACCCAACAAAGGCACAGAGAGATCGTCTCTATTCGAACAGAATTAACCCAGTTGTATTTTCACCTGGCGCTGGAATCATCCTATTCGGTGATAGAACTGCATTCGCAAAATCATCAGCATTTGACAGAATTAACGTTCGTCGCTTGTTTATCTATCTTGAGAATGCAATCTCAGCAGCTGCTAAGGATCAACTCTTTGAATTTAACGATGAAATTACAAGAACCAATTTTGTAAATACTGTTGAACCATTCTTACGCGATGTTCAAGCTAAGAGAGGAATCACTGATTATGTTCTTGTCTGTGATGAAACAAATAATACAGCAGCAGTTATTGATTCAAATGAGTTTGTTGCTGATGTCTATATCAAACCAGCAAGATCGATCAACTTCATCGGTCTTACTTTCGTCGCCACTAAGACTGGTGTTGACTTCCAAGAAGTAATCGGAAACTTTTAATTTAGAGGTTTAAAAAACTATGGCAACCAGAAATCAACTAAATCCACCTCCTTTAAGAAAGATTACGGACTTCAAGAGTAAGTTAACCGGCGGTGGCGCAAGAAGTAATCTTTTTGAAGTTGTACTATCATTCCCCGATATTGCTGCAACAGATGCTAATGTTCTTGATAAAGCAAGATTTTTAGTTAAGGGTGCTAATCTACCTGCATCTAATGTTGCACCTATTGATGTTCCATTTAGAGGAAGAACTTTAAAAGTTGCTGGTGACAGAACATTTGAAAGTTGGACAGTTACAGTTATTAACGACACTGATTTTGCAATTCGTTCAGCATTTGAAAACTGGATGAATAAAATCAACAGAGTTTCAGATAACACTGGAGTAACAAACCCAGCAAGTTATACCGCTGATGCTTTCGTTTATCAGTTAGATCGTGATGGTTCTACGCTGAGAGCATATCATTTCTATGATATTTTCCCAACTTCTCTTGGCGCAATTCCTCTTGACTACGGTACTTCAACCATTCAGGAGTTCACTGTAGAGTTCCAAATTCTCTGGTGGGAAGCAGTTAAAGGTAATTCTGCTATTGCAGGTGGTCAAGATATTAACTAAATATATCACAGTAGCAGTTTAATTTTTATAAAATGGCGAAACTTTTTGGTTTTTCGATTGAGGATAATGAAAAAAAATCCAAGTCTATAGTTTCCCCCGTTCCTCCTAATAATGAGGACGGGGTTGACTATTTTATTCAATCTGGATTTTATGGTCAATATGTAGATATTGAAGGTGTTTATAGAACCGAATATGATTTAATTCGTCGTTACCGCGAAATGGCACTTCATCCAGAATGTGATAGTGCCATCGAAGATATTGTAAACGAAGCGATCGTAAGTGATCTTTATGATTCTCCCGTAGAAATTGAATTATCAAATCTAAATGCAAGTGATCGTTTAAAAGACGTAATAAGATCAGAATTTAAATATATTAAAGAAATCATGGACTTTGACAAAAAGTGCCATGAAATTTTTAGAAATTGGTATATTGATGGAAGAATATTTTATTTGAAGGTAATCGATCAAAAAAATCCTTCTGCAGGAATTCAGGAGTTGAGATATATTGATCCGATGAAAATGAAGCATGTGAGACAGGAAAAGAAAACTGAAAATGGATTAAATGGTTATAGAAATTTAAATTTAAGATCTGGAAATGATGACGAAACTGTTGGTAATTTTCCAGATATAGAAGAATATTTCGTATATACCTATATTCCCAACTTCCCCACAGGAACTATAAGTGGTGGTTCTAAAAAAGGAATAAAAATTGCGAAGGATTCTGTAACATATTGCACTTCTGGTTTGGTAGATAGAAACAAAGGAACAGTCCTTTCTTATTTGCACAAGGCAATTAAAGCACTCAATCAATTGAGAATGATTGAAGATAGTCTTGTAATCTATAGATTATCACGTGCTCCAGAAAGAAGAATTTTCTATATTGATGTTGGCAATCTTCCTAAAGTAAAAGCAGAACAATATCTTAAGGAAGTTATGAGTCGTTATCGTAACAAACTTGTTTATGATGCACAAACTGGAGAAGTTCGTGATGATAGAAAATACATGAGTATGCTTGAAGATTTCTGGTTACCACGTAGAGAAGGTGGTAGAGGAACAGAAATCACCACTCTTCCCGGTGGTCAGAATCTTGGAGAACTGACGGACGTTGAATATTTCCAGAAAAAACTTTATAGAGCACTTGGTGTGCCAGAAACAAGAATTGCTGGTGGGGGAGATGGATTTAATTTAGGAAGATCTTCCGAAATTCTTCGTGATGAATTAATGTTCTCAAAATTTGTAGGCAGATTGAGAAAAAGGTTTGCGAATCTTTTTAATGATCTTCTTCGCACTCAACTTCTTTTAAAGAATATTGTTTCTCCAGAAGATTGGGAACAAATGAGCGATCATATTCAATATGATTTCTTATATGATAATCATTTTGCAGAATTGAAGGAGGCAGAACTATTAACAAATAGATTAACTCTTGCAACCACTATTGAACCCTATATTGGAAAATATTATTCGACAGAATATGTTCGTAAGAAAATTCTTCGCCAAACAGATTCTGAAATTATCGAAATTGATCTTCAAATTGAAGATGAAATTGCAAAAGGAATTTTACCAGATCCTAACGCACCTGTAGATGAAATGGGAAATCCATTACCACCCGATCAAGGGCAAGGAATTGAACAAGGAGTAAATGGAGAAACTCCTTTAGAACCTACAGTTGACGCTGCACCAATTGAGATTCCACAACCCAAAGGTGGGAAAATATAAATAGTCCTATAAATATAAACTAATTTTTATGGAAGAACTTATCGATTTGATTGCAACTGATGGAAAACCATCTGAGGTTTCTGAAAAAATTAAAGAATTGTTATATGCTAAATCTGCTGAAAAAGTGAACTCTGTTCGCCCAGAAGTTGCCACATTAATGTTTAATAATGAAGAACAATACGGAGAC